GATGACGGCTGGCAGTGGCTTCATATTTCCTTGCGCGTCGAAAAAGGACAAACCGAGTTTTTTCATTACCTCTTGCATTTCTTTTGTCGGCTTAGCTAACCGCCCCAAGCTAGTCGAAAACGCAGCACCTGCTTGTGCTCCTTGTATACCTGCGTCAGACAATGCCATGACCGCCGCTGTAGCTTCTTCCATCGTCCATCCTAATGTTTTTGAAATCGGCGCAAGGTAAACCATTGCCTCGCCTAATTGTTGGACGTTCGTATTTGCACTTGATGAAGCTTTCGCAAGAACGTCAGCCACATGTCCAGCTTTTGATGCTTCAATACCAAATCCAGACATGATATTAGACGTGATGTCTGCTGCACGCCCAAGGTCAAGCGCACCTGCCGCGGCAAGGTCGAGCATCCCTGGCATTGCTTTCAGAATGTCTTGTGTTTTGAAGCCAGCCATCGCAAGGTATTGCATACCTTCCGCTGCTTCACTAGCCGAGAATTTTGTTCTCGCACCCAGTTCTTTTGCTTGTTCCCTCAACTTCTCAAAATCTTTTCCCGTCGCTCCGCTTATCGCCGCGACTTTTGACATAGATTCCTCAAAGTCTGCGCCTGTTTTTATGACCGCGGTGCCTAGTCCGACGATAGGCAGAGTTACGCGCGTCGATAGCGTTTGACCAACATTTCTCATCGATTCCCCAACTTTTTTCATCGATGAGCCAATGGAAGACAATTTTTCTTGTAATTGTCCCCAACTACTTGTGTGCTGTTTCAGCGCAGTGTTTACATCATCCAATCGAGTGCGCAGATTGCGCAGTTGCCCCTCTGTTTGTTCAACTTCGCGTTGAAAAGCTCTATACTGAGCCTCACTGATTTCGCCACGTTTAAACTGTTCGTTTACTTGTTGTTGCACCGATTTCAAACGGTTCAGCTTCTCGCTTGTGTTTTCAATTTGTTTCGCAAGGAGTTGTTGTTTTTGAGCAAGAAGGGTCGTGTTTTTCGGGTCAAATTTGAGAAGACGCTCGATTTGTCTTAGCTCCCCTTGAATCTCTTTGCCCTTTTTATTGACGTCTTCAAGCGCCTTTCCCAGTTTCGTGGTGTCGCCTGATATAACTACTGAAATACCCCTTACTGTCTCGGCCATATTCTCACCACCTTATGCAAAAAAGGCGTCTATATCCGCCTGTGTCGCCATTCTACGGCGAGGTTTTCGTTTTCCGGTTTCCATGTCCACGTAAATATTCACGTATTTCAGCAAGTCATTGACCGTCAACTCGTTGATTTCATCAAAAGATAGACCGGCGCGTTTCCCGATCACAAGCAACTCTAAATCAGGACGCTCCGGCGGTTCGTATACCTCGTCATCGTTTTGTTGCGGTTTGGATTCCTCGACGAAAAAAGCCCTCTGCCGCTTCGTTCATAATCGCAGTCAAGGCATCGGCATCTGAAAAATCCACATACTCAAATTGATCGAGCCACGCTTCAAAATTCGGAAATGCTTTACCCTTCCCCTCTGCCGCTTTGTTCATCGCCCACGCAATTTGCAAGAGAGCGACAGAATCCAATGCTGATGGGTCATTCGCCAGTGCCTGCATTTTCAATAGGTCGCCAATCAAATCCGTTTTGAACTCTTGTTTGTAATAAAGAAGGGCCAAAGGCGTAGCCTTCAGCCCGATTTCTTTCTCACTGATTTTAATGGTTCTCATTTATTACGCGCCTCCTCCGAATGTTGGCAGATAAACAGATTCAAAGAAAGCATCATATGCCGCTTGGTTCGTATCGTTCAACTCCATCACGCCACGGACAATGTTTCTGCCATTGATTTCAATCGGAAGAACACGAATATTCAGCGTGTCTGTCGCTGGCTCAACTGATTCTGCACGTGTATTGTGTTCCTTGGTCGGGCGGCTTGCTTTGCAGCGATAGTACACAAAACGGCGATTTTTCTTGTCACCGAGGATTTGACCCATGAGCGCAAATTCTTTCGGAGTTCCATCTGTCGTCTCAATGAGCATTCCGTTTGCGTCGATTTCCCAGCCAAGCATTTCAGCTAAAATGTCGTCAGGAATGTTGGCCATTTCAAGTTCAGCTGTATAACCATTGTTGCTCGTATATGTGAAATACGGACCATTGTCCGCATAGAATGTGGTTTCCTCACCCTGTGGCTCTGGACTGAAACGGACAGCCCCCGGAATAGCCACAGGTGTTTCCCATGTTGGCGTTGTATCGTCTATCAAAAAAGCAATATGAACTTTCTCCAAACCGAATGTGACTTTGTTTTGGCTCATATGCCTAACCTCCTAAAATTTGAATTTCATAGAGAATTTGATACATTCTTTCAGTATCGAGATAGGTTTCGAATTTCCGATATGGCAAGCCCAACTCTTTGAGTTTGTCCTGCACTTTTTGTTCGGCAGCAAGGTCTTTTTTGGTCGTGTATAACTCCACTTGAAAATCATCAATCGCTACATAGTTGACATTATCCGCCATCATATCATTGGAGTAAGCAAACTGATAAACGATAAACGGCGATGTGACCGGACCGGAAAATGAACCGTAGGCGACGGGATAGCCAATACTTTTAAGTGCTTGATATAACTCCGCTTGTGTCATCTTAACCACCGTTTTCGATTACTCGTTTTAGTTCATCCGGCAATCTTGCCCCGTGTTTCTCATACGCCGGACGTAGATGAGGAAATGCTTTAACACGACCACCGTTGACCTTTGCATGTCCAAATTCCAGCAAATGAACGCGACGGTAGTGTTTTTTGTTCCAAATGATGCGCTTCGTTGTTCCATATCCGTCTTCTTTTGTGATGCCAAACGACCGCGCGTACTCACCCGTCCGTTTCGGAGCGAGCACTTTGGTTTCTTGCAACACTTTCCGTGCAGTCTTGTCTACTGTTTTTCGAACACCTTCAGCCACATCGTCCGTGTATTCTTTGACCGCCGAAACTAATTCATCAGCTAGACGATCAATTGGAATATTCACCATCCGCCGCCACCCTTTCCGTCGCGATAATGGTCAATGTTTTCTTGCCTTCGTCATCATTGAGAACACTTTGTATATCAAACTGGCGACCTTGAAAGTCGATCTTCATTGTCTCGTTAATGCCGGGTGTGTACCGGATGATAAAACGATAGGTTCGCTCCGCTTGGACGGATGCAGCGGCAAAGTATTCCCTGCCACTTACCGTCTTAATTGCCGCCCAACATGTCCGTACTGGCTGCCAATCCTCAATTTGTTGGCCGATCTCATCCTCTGTGACAACCATCTCCAATAGTGTGATGCGGTGCCTAAACAGTCCCGGATTCATCGCTGTCACCACCGTAACTGTATGTGAGTTGAGTTAAGATGCTTTGGATGATCGGCCTTGTTTGATCGGTTGTCTTCCCAATCATTTCTCGATTCTCGTACCAGTCAGAAATCAATGTCATACAAAACAGTTTGGCGAGATGATTGTTTTCATTGAATTCCACGCCTGTTGCGTTTTTGAGATATTCCTCCGCGGCATTAATGAGTGTAGTAATCAACGCATCATCATCGCTAAAATCCACGCGAAGCCAGTTTTTCGCTTCTTCAAGGGTGACGATCATCATTTATCACCCTTCTTCCGCTTCACTTCCTTGGCATATGCAAATTTGATTAACAATTTCGCTGTTTTCTCCGGCAAGTCGGCTTCCTCGCCTTTTTTCAGACGATAACCGATGCCCTCACAATCCATCAAGGCACGAACCTTCATGCTGCTATCCCTCCTTCAAAGAAAAAGAGGGGATTGCTCCCCTCATTAAGCAAGTTGTACTTCACCGAATACAAACGCCTCATCATCGCGCATTTTCACATCCATGCGCTCGATAGCACGCCACAAAGTAGCGTCCGTTTCAAACGCATCCATCGCGACGTCAGACGACATGATTTCTGTGCGCTGACGGTCGAACATGACAACGGCTTCTTTCAAGTCACCTACAATGATTGGTGCAAATTGCGCACCTGTGTCGCCGTCAACTCGGTTAGCTAAGACTTTGTTCGATACGATTACAACCGGTAAACCTAGAAGCTGGCGGCCAGTCGGTGAAGAAATGGACGGTTGCAACAAGTATTGGCCGTTTTGGTCTTTCAGCGTATCGAGCCAGTTGTAAGCATCTTGGTTGACAACGACGCTAGAAGTCGAACGGAAAACAGGGTCTAATTGAACGTTGACGACTTGTTTCAATGCGTCAAGGTCATCGACAGCTGTTTTGGCTTTGGTGTTCAAGACATTAATAATCAAGCCATTTCGCGTGACGCGGGATTCGTCGCCAATCCAGCGAATAAGCGTATTAACAATTGCTTCCGTGCTGTCTTTCAGAAGTTCGTTTGTCACACGGAAGAATCCGGCGTATTTTTTCACTTGATACTGCAAGAGTGTAAATTGCGGTGTTGCTTTTTCACCAATTGCTGCACCTTCCGCCACTTCAACAAAGCCGGTTTGTTGCGAACGCTTCTTAAATACACGCGAACCGCTCAAAGTCGTTACAGGCTCAACCGTGATAAGGTTTTGCAAAGCGTCTTTGCTTTCGCGCAGTTCGTTGATACGAGTTTGAATGTCTTGTGGAACGGTGTAGCCACCGTCTTCGCCTGTTCCTTCTTTCATTGCGTTGCGGAAACGAGTGCGAATGTGATTGACAAATGCTTCTACCTCGTTTTCTTTTACTTGTACAGTCGGTTTTAACGGCTCTTTATCCTCAATAGTTTGTTTTTGTTCCTCGTAAAGCTCTTTGGCAACATCGAATTTTTCTTGTAACGCCACGATTTCTTCTTTCAGCTTTTTCGCTTCCTCAATTTTGTTTTCAGCAAGAAGTTTACGGGCTTCTTCCTTTTTGTTTTGGATTTGTTCAAGCAACTCACGTAATTCTTTTGGCATATTTGTTTTCCTCCTTTTGATTTTTGTGTAATAAAAAAAGAACTAGATAAGGTCTAGTTCCAAAAGCAATCGTTCTTTTTCGTCCTGTTGTTTTTGCTTGCTAACAATTTTCATAATGTCCTGCATAGACCGGTTTGCGCTATTGACGATCGCTAACCGGCTAAACGCCGCAACGTCGGCCACCTGCGGCTTGTCTTCTTGGTATAAAATACCGTCTGCAAACCCTTCTTTGACAGCCACATTAGCCGACATCCATGTTTCATCGTCCATCATTTGCGAAATTTTACTGCGCGATCTGCCAGTTTTTAAGGCATACGCATTGACAATGGATTCTTTAATGGTGTCCAAAATGTCAGCAACTTTTCGCAAATCGTGCATATTGCCGTATGCGGCCGTCAGTGGATTATGAATCATCATCACCGCCATCGGGCTCATGAGTACCTCATCGCCAGCCATCGCGATGACAGATGCCGCGCTCATTGCCTTGCTGTCGATCTTGACGGTGATCTTGCCATTATGCTCCTTCAGCGCGTTGTAAATACCAGCCGCCGCAAACACGCTACCGCCATAGCTGTCAATCCATACGGTAATGTCCTTACCTTTATACTGGCTCAATTCTTCCTTGAATACGTTTGGCGTGGTCGCTGGCATCCCAAACCATTCGTATAGCCATGCTTCGTCATCGTCTATAATGTCGCCTTCAATGCGAAGCTCCACACTCTCCGGCTCGGTTTCGGTTGCTTGGTTTACGATGAACCGCCAAAACTTACTCATCGCCTTCACCTCCTTCCGTAATGTCGTAGTTGGCACCTAAATATTTAAGCGGGATATAGTTCCCGTTTGCCATAAGGTTGCCGCCGTAATCATTCGCCGGGAGGTCGAGGAAATCTCGCGCTTCATTCGGTTCAAGAATCGCATTTTGCACACCAGTTGCTAAGCTGTCCATTTGCGTTTTGAGATCAGCGCGCAAAATAACGTTGATATTGAACTTAAAATAGTAACCTTGTCCAATCAATTCATTAGACAAGATCTTATATGTGATTTCCTCTTCATACTGCTTCAAGATGTAAAGCAGCGTGTCCACATAAAAAGCCAAGTTTTGCGCTTCTGCTGAAGCGTAACTTGACTTGGTGTAGTCATTTATTTGGTTTGGTTTAATTCCGAATGCCGCCGCAATCTGTAACGCCGTATATTTTTTAAGCTCGAAAAATTGACTGTCTGTCAGTTTAATATCTAATGGGACTAGTTTCATCCCCAACGGCACCGGGATGATCTTTCCGGCGTTTTGTGAGCCGTTAGCGAACTGTTCAAAGCCTTTCACCAAGCGATCACGCGCTTTTTGGTCAAGGTCGCCGGTGTATTCTAGGACGGCTTTGCCTGTCAACCCTGTTTTATAAAGGTTGTTCATGAATTTTTGACTCTCTAGTGCCCCGGTAAGTGTGTGTTTCAGAATATCCCGCACCGACAAGCCGACAATGCCGTCAAATGTGGCCGACGTCTTGAAATGTAGCACCTCGTCATTGCGGAAAACGTATGTTTTCCCGT